ATGCTGAACTGGCGGCGGGTCCTCGGACCCCGGCGGCCCATTGGCGCGCCCGAGATCAAGGACAGCCGGGTCGGGCCGCTGATCGCGCTGACGGCCGGCGGGCGGGCGCGGTGGACGCCGCGGGACTATGCCCATCTGGCCGCAGAGGGGTTTGCGAAGAACGCCGTGGCCTATCGCTGCGTGCGAATGATCGCGGAGGCGGCGGCGTCGACACCGTTGATCGTGTTCGCGGACGGCGCAAGGCGCGATGAGCATCCGCTGTCGCGGCTGCTGGCGCGGCCCAATCCGGAACAGTCGGGGGCGGAGTGGCTGGAGGCGCTGTACGGGGCCCTGCAGACGGCGGGCAACGCCTATGCCGAGGCCGTGGGCGAGGGGGCTCCGGAGGAGCTTTGGACGCTGCGGCCGGATCGGGTGAAGGTGGTGCCCGGACCGGATGGTTGGCCCGCGGCCTGGGAATATTCCGTCGACGGGCGGTCGGTGCGGATCGGACGGGCAGGGGACGGCTGGTCGCCGGTGATGCAGCTGAAACTGTTCCATCCGACCGACGACCACTACGGGTTTTCACCGCTGGAGGCGGCGGCGTTCGCCATCGATGTGCACAACGCCTCGGGGGCCTGGAACAAAGCGCTGCTGGACAATGCGGCGCGGCCGTCGGGGGCGCTGGTCTATGGGGCCAGGGAAGGCGAGCGACTAACGGCCGAGCAGTTCGAGGGACTGCGGGCCCAGGTCGAGGAGAGCCATGCCGGGACGATGAACGCGGGCAGGCCGATGATCCTGGAAGGCGGCCTGGACTGGAAGCCGATGAGCTGGACGCCCGCCGACATGGACTTCATCGCCGGGAAACACGCGGCGGCGCGCGAGATCGCCCTGGCCTTCGGGGTGCCGCCGCAGTTGCTGGGCATTCCGGGGGACGCGACCTATGCCAACTATCGCGAGGCCAACGCCGCGTTCTGGCGGGGGACGGTCGTCCCGCTGGTGCGCAAGACGGCGGCGGCGCTGACGGGGTGGCTGGGCGGACGGTTCGCGGGCGTGCGGATCGAGGCGGATCTGGAGGGGCTGCCGGCGCTGCAGCCCGAGCGGGACGCGCTATGGGCGCGGCTGAATGCGGCGACCTTCCTGACGGATGAGGAGCGGCGGCGGATGGCGGGGGTCGGGGACTGATGGAAGCGATGCGGAGAATCCCCGTCGCCGTGATCGCGGCGCTGGCGGTGCAGACGGTCGGCGGGCTGATCTGGGCCGGCGGGGCGGCGTCGCGGATCGCCACGCTGGAGGAACGGGTCGGCGAGCAGCGGCTGGTGGCCGAACGGCTGGCGCGGCTGGAGGAACAGAGCCTGGCGACGCGGGCGGCCGTCGAGCGGGTGGAGATGAGGCTGGAGCGCGCGAAATGAGGGATGAGAGGCGAGAGACGAGGGGCGAGGGCGGCAAGGGGCTTTCGGCCCTCGCCCCTCGACCCTCGTCTCTCCTGATCCACGGTTACGCCTCCTTGTGGGGCGCCGCGGACCTGAATGGCGATGTGGTGGCGAGGGGCGCATTCGCGAACAGTCTGGCGAAGACCGGCGCTGGGGGCGTCCGAATGCTGCATCAGCATGAGGGCCGGGCGGCGGTCGGGGTCTGGGACCGGATGGTCGAGGACGAGCGCGGGCTGTTCGTCGAGGGCCGTATCATGGATTGGTCGGCCGAGGGGCGGTTCGCCCGGGCGCTGTCGCGGGCGGGGGCGCTGGACGGCCTGTCGATCGGGTTTCGCAGCAGCCGGGCCCGTCGGGAGGGGCGGCTGCGGGTGCTGGTCGAGGTCGAGCTGTGGGAAGTGTCGCTGGTGACGTTTCCGATGCTGCCGGGGGCGCGGTTCAGGGTCGTCCAGGACCTCGGCCGGTAGCGGGCGGTCCCCTGGGGGCGTTCAGCGCTCCGGCGGGCGGTATTCGTACTGGCCGGACCGGCGCGTGGCGCGGGCGAGGGCGGACAGGACCGGGGGGCGGTTCAGGAAACGGCCGACCACGACCGTGACGATGAGGGCGAAGACGACGGAGATGTCGAAGAAGGCCACGGCGAACAGGGCGATGACGCCGAGGACCACCCAGAGGCCGATCCGGATCGAGGTCTGATCGGCCTTGTCTGCGGGGGCGTCGACGGGCTGAGCCTCAGGAGCGCCCGAGGTCGGTGAACCGAACAGGACGTCGATCAGGGGTTTCGGGGCCGCGTCGTCGGGCCCGCGCACGCTTCCGGGATCGAACAGTTGGGCGGCGATCGACGCGGGCGGCTCGGGTTCGGGGCGCGGGCTGTCAGGCGGTGAGCCCGACTGGACCAGGGCGTCGGCGTCGAAGGCGATCGACTCGCCGCGCTCGTCGACTGTGAAGACCTGGTCGTAGGGGACGCGGGCGAAGTCGATCGCGCGGGTATCCTGGCCATAGGCGTCGCCATGCAGGGCGGTGAGCCGGCCGGCGACCAGCTCGACCTGGAAGGCGATGGGGTCCGGCAGGTCTCCGACCATGGCGTGAACCGTGCCGAACCGGCCCGTCGGGGTCGTCAGCGGCGCCGGGCGGGCGCGGTGGACGATGATCTGGCTGAATAGGCCAGAGCCGGTGTTGCGTCGGACGCCTGGGGTCGCATCGGCGAACTGGCCGGCGAGGTCGGGCGCGAGGTCGCGCAGGTCCCAGGCGAGGGCGTCGAGGATGTCGGATTCGAGGCGGGTGAGGGGGGGCACGCGAGAACCGTAGCGCGAATGGACGGAGCGAGGAACGGGTCACGCTCCCCGGATGGGAGGGGAGGTCGGCGACAGCCGATCCGGGCGAGGCGCCACCAGACACAACGACCGAAGCGGCCGCCACTGCCCACCCGGGCTCGGCTCCGCCTCGCCGTCCCTCCCCATGAAGGGGCGGGAGAAACAGAAACCGGAGACACCATGAAAGAGACCAAACAGGCCCCGGGCACCCCGGAGGCGCGCGCCGCCATGCATGAGATGATGGCGGCGTTCGAGGCGTTCAAAGGGGCCAATGACGCCCGGCTGGACGAGATCGAGCGGAAGAGCTCGGCGGACGCGCTGCTGGAGGAGAAGGTGGCGCGGATCGACCAGGCGGTGGCGAGTGCGCAGGCGCGGCTGGATCGGGTGGTGAGTGAGGGGCGGCGACCGGAGTTGGGGCTGGCCCCCTCCGCCGGCTTCGCCGGCACCTCCCCCGATGGGGGAGGACTGGAGGCGAAGGCCGCGTTCGACGGCTATCTCAAGACCGGCGCCTCCTTCGGGCTGGAGCTGAAGGCGGGGTTGTCGACGGCGTCGAATTCGGCCGGTTATGTGGTGCCTGAGCAGACCGAGCGGGCCATCGAGCGGCGGCTGATGGCGGGTTCGCCGATGCGGGAGATCGCCACGGTGCGGACGGTGGGCGCGGGGGTGTTCCGGAAGCCGGTGTCAACGGCGGGCGTGGCCTCGGGCTGGGTGGCCGAGACGGCGGCGCGGCCGGAGACGGACCCGGCGACCCTGGCGCTGCTGGAGTTCCCGTCGGCCGATCTGTACGCCAATCCGGCGGCGACCCAGTCGCTGCTGGACGACGCCCTGATCGATCTGGACGAATGGCTGGCGGCGGAGGTCGAGGACGCCTTTGCGGCGCAGGAAACCCAAGCCTTCGTCACCGGCGACGGGGTCAACAAGCCGAAGGGCTTCCTGAGCTATGACATCGTCGCCGAGGCCGACCACGAGTGGGGCGAGATCGGCTATGTCGCCTCGGGCGCGGCGGGGGCGTTCGCCTCGACCACTCCGACCGACCGGCTGATCGACCTGGTCTATGCGCCCAAGGCCCAGTACCGGCCGAACGGGCGGTTCGTGATGAACCGCAAGACGGTCTCCGCGGTGCGCAAATTCAAGGACGCCGACGGCAACTACATCTGGCAGCCGGCGCAGCGGGCGGGCGAGACGGCGAGCCTGCTGGGCTATCGGGTGACCGAGATCGAGACCATGCCGGACATCGCGGCCAACAGCGCGGCCATCGCCTTCGGGGATTTCCAGCGGGGGTATCTGATCGTCGACCGGGCCGGGGTGCGGGTGCTGAGGGACCCGTATTCGGCCAAGCCCTATGTGCTGTTCTACACCACCAAGCGGGTCGGCGGCGGGGTGCAGAATTTTGATGCGATCAAGGTGATGAAGTTCGCGGCGAGTTGACGCGCGCCGGGTGATTGGTGGCTGGTGACTGGTGGCTGGTGGGATGAGGCGGCGCCCGGCGCGGCCAGTCACCCATCACCCGCCACCAGCCACCTCCTTTTCAAGACAATCGAGGCTCCCATGACCGCACCCGTCTCACTGGCGGAAGCGAAGCTGTTCCTGCGCGTCGAGCACGCGGCGGAGGACGCGCTGATCCAGACGCTGATCGATGCGGCGCGGGCGCGGGTCGAGGGGGTGGTGGGCCTGGGCCTGACCTCGACCTCTCCGGCGCCGTTGCGGCTGGCGATCCTGATGCTGGCCTTGCGGGCCTATGAGCGGGGCGACCGGGAGATGCCGCTCGCGCCGGTCGAGGGCTGGATCGCGCCGTACCGCGTGGTGCGGCTGTGAGCGGGGCAATGCGGGTGCTGGCCGACCTGTTCGAAGGGACAGAGTCCGAGACGCCGTATGGCGGCCGGTCGGTCAGCTGGGAGCCGCAGGGGTGGGCCTGGCTGAAGCTGGGTGGTCGGCGGCGGCGCGAGAAGCGCGAGGTGGGCGGCGTGCGGGACGTCGAGACCGTGACGGCGGAGACGCGGTCGGACGTGCGGCTGACGGTCGGGCGGATGCTGCGCTTCGGCGGCGGCGATTGGCGGATCGTCTCGGGCGAGACGGTCGGCGGGCGGGCCATCCTGAACCTGGAGCGGATGCGATGAGCGCGCATGAACTGGCGCTGCAGAAGGCGCTGATCGCGCACCTGAAGGCCGATACGGCGGTGCAGGCGCTGCTGGGGACGCCGGCGCGGATCTGGGATGCGGCGCCGGCTGACGGGGCGTTTCCGCACCTGCAGATCGGGCGGTGTGAGAGCCGGCCTGTAAGCGCGGAAGGTTGTGGGGTGGAACAGGCCGTGACCCTGACGGTCGTGTCGCGGTTTCGCGGGACGGAGGAGGCGAAGGCGGTGCTGGCGGCGGTGCGAATGGCGCTCAATGACGCCGTCCTCGAGGCCGACGGGGTGCGAACGGTGAGCCTGGGGGTGTCGTTCGCGCAGGTGTTCCCCGGCGCCGACGGGGCGCGGACATTTGCGGTGCTGCGGGTGCGCGCCGTCACAGAGGAGATGGCGACATGAGCGCGCAACGCGGGAAAGACATATTGCTGAAGGTCGAGGGCGGGCCGGGCGTGTTCACGACGGTGGCGGGCCTGAGGGCGCGGACGATTTCGCTGAACGCCCGGTCGGTCGATGCGACCGACGGCGACAGCGCCGGGCGCTGGCGCGAGTTGCTGGGTGGGGCGGGGGTCAAGTCGGCGGCGGTGGCCGGGCAGGGGGTTTTCCGCGACGCGGCCTCCGACGCCCTGATCCGGGAGGCGTTCTTTGATCAGGCGGCGCGAGTGTGGCGGCTGATCGTGCCGGACTTCGGCGTGCTGGAGGGGCCGTTCCTGGTGGCGGCGCTGGAATACGCCGGCCAGCACGAGGGGGAGGCGACGTTCGCGATCAGCCTGGCGAGCGCGGGCGAGATTTCCTTCGAGGCGCTGTGATGGCGGCCAATGGCGCGCGCGGCGAGGTGATCGCCGTACTGGCGGGGGCCGAGCGGCGGCTGTGTCTGACGCTGGGGGCGCTGGCGGAGATCGAGACTGCGCTGGCGCTGGAAGGGTTGTCCGAGCTGGCGGAGCGGATGCGGGGGCTGTCCGCACGGGACCTGACGGTGGTGCTGGCGGCCCTGTTGCGTGGCGGCGGCGAGGGAGAACTGGCGGACGCGCTGGGCGGGGCGGGCGTGGCGCCGCGCGAGGCGGCGGAGGCGGTGGCGAAGGCCTTCGCGGCCGCGGCGGGATGACCCCCTGGGGCGAGATGCTGCGGACCGCAGCGATACTGGGCGTCGGACCAGAGGGCTTCTGGCGGTTGTCGCTGCGGGAGTGGCGGATGCTGACCGAGCGGCCGGAGGGGCCGGCGCCGATGCGGCGTGAGGATCTGATGCGGATGGCGGAGGCGTGGCCGGATGACCGACAGTCTTGAACCGACGGGCCTCGACGGGGCGCCGCGCAAGGCGGCCGAGGCGGCGGCGGCGCTGGAGGCGTTGCGCGAGCCGGCGGAGCGGGCGGCGTCCTCGATCGAGGACGCCTTCGGTCGCGCGGGAGAGGGGCTGGCGCGGTCGCTGGCGCGGGCGGCGGCGGACGGAGAGATCAGCCTGGCCGAACTGGCGCGGGCGGTGCTGGCGGCAGTGAATGCGGCGGCCGGGGTGGGGCGGGGAGGCGGGCTGTCGGATGCGATCGCCCGAGCGGTGCAGACGATCTTCACCGGGTCCCGCGCCGATGGCGGTCCGGTCATGGGCGGGGCGGCCTATCTGGTTGGCGAGCGCGGGCCCGAGGTGTTCCGCCCCACGAGCTCAGGCGTGGTCGAGCCCGCGGCCGCTGCGGGGGTCACGGTCAATGTGCGGGTGGACGGCGGGGCGCCAGCCCTGCTGCGCTCGGAAGCTCAGATCGCACAGATGCTGGCGCGCGCCGTATCACTGGGCGCGCGCCGGCTGTGA